TGGATCCTGTATATGATATGCGTGACCTCAATGATGATGGGTCTCTGGATAACCCTGGCAACATTCTTTACCATGTACCCACCAGAACGGGTCAAAAAGATAATTACAACCTCTCAATCGGTGTCAGTGCTACCTGGAGTAAACCATTAGACAGTAAATTGCAAGAACAATGTAAAGAAGCAGCACAAACTCAAATTGAATTGCAGAAACAATTAACTGCTAACAAGAGATTAGATTTTGAGATTGCAAGACTAAAGAACTGTGGTGAATTGATGAAGCAAGGTATTCAATTCCATCCCAAGAGTCCATATTATAAAGTTTGTGCAGATGTGGTAGTTCATAATGTCAACTACATCAAACCACACGCACATTCTATCCCTTCTTCCTCCTCGGGAAAACAGACCGTAACTCACGAACAGCATGATTCATCTGCCGCTGCTCTGCTCGGCGGTCCCCTACACTCTGGACGGGAATAGGTTTCTTCCTGATTGCAGCAATCTTTTTCATTACTTTCTTAACCGTTGGTCTGACTGCTTTCAAAAGTATGTCTGCCAACGGTTTTGCTAATAGTGCCGATGCTGTAGCAATGACAGCAACACCGCCAACCTGCATGACTTGACCACCACTAGGAAGTCCAGCGATGATTTGTTCTGGGATGGCAACTGATTCTGTTATTTGAACACACTCATTGCCAATCAGTTTATATTCAGTAACCTTTTTTCGGAAACCCTCTACATATGTTCCGACAGGTTCTCTTGCTTCCTGTACTGCTGTAGGACAATCTACCTTGGCAGTAGCAGGTGTCGCTGCTGGAATTTCTGGTGTTGTAATTTCTGGTGATTCTGGTGGTTCAACCTTCGGTGGAGATTCCGAGGTTGTTACAGTCATGTTCTCAGGAGAATACTCAATAGGATCATAGCTGGGAACACCACCATCGCAGTAAGTAACCAATCCTTTCGGGTCATCCCCTCCAATGGTTTTGGACTTTGAATTCGTCTCATGTGCCTCTACGCAACCTGGAATGTTGACAATAGGTGTGCCTATCTGTACCGTTACTGGTGGAGCATTAGGAACAGATACTGAAGTTCTCATCAAATAATCAGGAACTGCTGGTATGTCTAGTTCCCTTATCTTTATCTCACGGATTTCAGGCATCAGAGAATAAATTAACGATCGAAGTTATAATTGTGTGGAAGATAACATATAGAAAGAAAGTTTCGTTAGCGTCGTCCTTTCTTTTCCTTTTTGCAGTGCTCGACATAATGTTGGACATTATTTGAGCTATTTATTGATGTCTAAATAAGAGGAGCACAACTATCTCAGTCTGAAGAGAGATGCCACTTAATAAACTAGAGAATTTCATCAAGAATACTGAGGGTAAAATTCTTTATGTGAACCCTAATGATCTTGATGCTACAGATAGTATCACGAACCAGGGTAACTCGCTGACAAAACCCTTTAAGACTATTCAGCGAGCACTATTAGAGTCTGCTCGATTCTCATATCAGACTGGATTTGATAACGATATTACTGATAAAACAACGATTCTCCTGTTCCCTGGAGATCACTTTATTGATAACCGTCCTGGATATGCTATTAAGAAAGATCCTGCCGATCCCAGTAGGGCAGTTGGCGTATCTCCCATTGGTGCTGAGACATTAGGAACCACAGAATTTGCACTGTCTCTGACTAGCGAATTCGATCTGACTGTAGAAAATAATATTCTTTACAGATTTAACTCTGTCAACGGTGGATGTATTGTGCCTCGTGGTACATCTATTGTTGGTCTTGACCTTAGAAAGACTAAGATTCGTCCTCTGTATGTACCTAACCCTACAGATGATGATGTACCCGACTCTGCTATCTTTAGAATCACTGGTAACTGCTATTTCTGGCAATTCTCTATCTTCGATGGTAAGGGAGATCGTCTAGTATATACAGACCATCAACAGTTCAATGAGGACAATAGATCTTATCCCACATTCTCTCACCACAAACTGACATGCTTCGAGTATGCAGATGGTATCAACGAGGTTAAAGGATATGATTATACCGACCTCAGCATGTATTACTACAAGCTGACTTATGCTTTCCAAGAGGCATCTGGTCGTGCTATTACATACGAATGGCCCGACAATCAGGGTGACTTTGAGAAAGTTCGTCCCGAATATGAGATTGTTGGTGCTCTCGGTACTGACCCACTTGAAATTGCTAGCATTATCTCTGGTGATGGTTTAAGTCCTACAGCTCAAGTAACTGTAAGAACACAACTAGAGCACGGACTGAGTGCAGGAACTCCTATTAAGATCAGTGGAGTTAATGTATCACAGTACAACATCTCTACGATTGTTCAGTCTATTGTAGATGCAACCACATTTACATATAGTCTGCCTACATTCCCCAACAACTTACCTGCAACACCATCCAACATTTCAAGTGCTGTAGTTACTATTGAATCTGATACAGTAACTGGCGCATCTCCTTATATCTTCAACATCTCACTGCGTTCTGTATATGGCATGGCAGGTATGCATGCCGATGGTAGTAAGGCAGCAGGTTTCCGTTCGATGGTTGTTGCCCAGTTCACGGGTATCTCTCTGCAAAAGGACGACCGTGCATTTGTTAAGTACAATCCCGTCTCTAGATTGTATGAGGGTATTACATATCCTCTCACTCGTGGTGCCGAACTATCTGCACAGTCTTCCTCAACAGATGCTGCCACAGTTTATCACTTAGACTCTGGTGCAATCTATCGTCAGGGATGGGAACAATCGCACATCAGAATGTCCAATAATGCGGTCATTCAGGTTGTGTCCGTGTTTGCTATCGGATTCAATGGTCACTTCTTAGGTGAGAGTGGTGCTGACGCATCTATCACCAACTCCAACTCTAACTTCGGTCAGTTTGCTCTACTTGCTGATGGATTTAGACCCGAAGCATTCCCCAGAGATGACCAAGGATATATCACTCATATTACATCTCCACAGTTTGTAAGTACGGCAGACAATAGAATTGATACAGTAAGTTTCTATCAGTTAGATGTAACTAAGACCAAGAATGTTGGTCTTTCCAGTCATCTTTATATCTTCGGATTTGATAGACAGGATGATCCTCCTCTGAGTTTGTCTCAAGGTTTCAGAATTGGATCTAAACTTGATGAGAAACTGTATGTTTCTATTGGCGGAACTGCATATAATGCAGATGTTCGCATGACAGAAAATGTTATTGCTGGTGTTGCAACAGCATCTATTGGATCCAAAACAGGAACAAAGCAAAGCAGATTGACTGTTCCTAACACTAATTTTGAAATGACGATGGACTCCATTGGATTGGTCAGTGGAGAAAAGATTAGAATCTTTAGTGATGACGGTGACCTACCAGAAAATCTTGAGTTTGATAGAGTTTACTATGCTATCGTAGTATCTGCTACTAGACTTAAGGTTGCGACTACATTCTCTAATGCTATCAACAATATCCCCATCGAAATCTATGGTGGAACAAATCTAAGAGTTGAAAGTAGAGTATCTGATAAGTCTGCTGGTCAAATCGGTCACCCGATTCAGTGGGATACAAACCAAAATCAGTGGTTCTTGCATGTTGACACCACCAACCAGATCTATCCTCAAGTCCAAAGCAATACCAACTTAAGTGATGGTGCTGGTACGGAGATTTCTTACATTCACAGATATGAGGATAACAGAAGTATTGAAGATAAACTGTATAAGTTTAGATATGTTATTCCTAAAGAAGCAGGAAATTCTAGAGATCCTGTCAATGGATTTATCATCCAAAATTCTGGTTTGACTGGATTTGCCAAGACTGCTGATCCTACTTCTACTACAATCACTCTTGATGATAACAACTTTAGAAGAAATAATCAGTTTATTGCTGCTGCAAGTGAGTCTGGCGGAACCATAACTGTTAGAACAGAACTTCCCCACATGGTAGAAGTTGGCGATATCATTTATGTTGAGAACATTCAAGACTCCAACAATACTGGTGGTCTTCCCAACAAAGGATATAATGGATACTTCACCGTCAATGGTATCATTGATGGATATCGATTCACATATCCCAATACTGACAATGATGGTGTAGAGAGAAATACTGGAACATATATTGATACATCAAACACTAGGAATCTTTTCCTTCCTAGATTCTCTATCAATAACAACCAAAAGAACTTCTCGGTATATCGTTCAACCGTAATTGAACCTTATATCAGAGATCAAAATGATGGTGTTTATCTGTTAGAAGTTCTTGCTGCTGACTATGCACCTCCTCAGGAATTTACTCCTAAGAAGTATGAGCAGAATGTTACCTATTTCTATCCTCAGCAGGATAGGGATAACATTGTAGTCAACCCACCTGCTTCTAAATCATTTGCCAAGCGTTCTCCACTTGGTAAAGTTGAGGTCAATGATCTTAAGAAGTCTCTCACAAGAGAGGCAATGGATAAGTTTGTCACTACATTCAATGTTGGTTATGCAGTATCTAGTGTAACTCCTGTATCTGCTGGTGTTGCAACTATTACATTTACAAATCAGCATAACTTAAATGGTTTGGTCATTCACGAAAATCTCGTTAGTGGCGTTGGTTATGCTGAAACCACAGCATATAATGTAAGACTGCTTGATGGTGGTAACTGGAATGGAGCAACTGCAACTGTAACCGTTGGAGTTGGATCCACTACTATTACAAACATTGAGGTATTTGCTCCTGGTTCTGGTTTTGTTGGTGGCGAATCCTTGAGCATTGAAGGATTCAGTGGTTCTTCTATTGGTGTTCCTACTGCTGGTATTTCTTCTGCTGTTGGTGATGTTCTTTCTATTACTGGTATTGGTACAACTACAGACGGTCTTTTTAGAATTGCATCTGTTCCCACCAAGAATAGTGTTGCAATCGCCGTGACAACTGGAGATCCTAAAGTCATTTCTGGTCAGTATGCATATAGAGTTACTCCTTCTGTTGCCATTGCTTCTACTCATTTCGATATTGCAACTGGCATCACGACAATTACAACATCGCGTCCACACGGACTCAGAAGAGGATCTAGTTTTAGAGTCGTCGATACTAACAGCAATAAGGTTGGTGACTTTATTGTCGATACTGTTGCTGGTATCAATACATTTACAACAACCACAGTAAATGATATCAACTATGCTGCTGGTCACAAACTATATCAAAATGTATTTGCTGGACAGGCACAACCAGTTCCTTTGATTGAGGATATTGGATCTAGATTTAGTAATCTGTATGCTGGTGAAGTAGCAACTACCAAAGACGCATTAGACAGCACCACTACAACAGTCAGAGTACAAGTTCCCAACTCTGGTATTGGAACTGCTCTGAGATTCAAACTCGGTGATTATATTGAAGTTGATAATGAGATCATGAGAGTTGCTCAGCAAGGTCTGATTGGTGGAGGACTGGATTCTCTGAATGTTATTCGTGGTGTTCTTGGTACTCTTCCTTCCACACACTCCGCTGGATCTCTAGTTAGAAAGGTCAATGCTCTCGCTATTGAACTTCGTCGTCCCTCTATTCTCCGTGCTTCTGGTCACACCTTTGAATATCTTGGTTACGGTCCTGGTAACTATTCTACGGGTCTTCCCCAGGTACAGAATAGAACTCTGACCGATGATGAAGAGTATCTGTCTCAGGCACAAGAAAGATCTGCTGGCTCTATTGTCTACACTGGTCTGAATAACGAGGGTGACTTCTACATTGGTAACAAGCGTATTTCCTCCGCTAGTGGTCAAGAATCTTCCTTCGGTATTCCCATTCCCACCGTAACTGGTGAGACTGCATCTAACAACTCTGTCGTATTCGATGAAGTTATTGTTAGACAGAGAGTCATTATTGAGGGTGGACCTCAGCAAAATATTCTGTCTCAATTTGATGGTCCCGTTACATTCTCCAATGATGTCAACTTCACTGATGATTTAATTACCAGTGGCACTGTTGATCTTGGTGGTGAAATTGAAATCACTGGTACTTTCCCCAATGGTGCTAAACTGAATAATGTAGTTGTTGGTCTTGGTACTCAAAAGACCATGATTACAACTCCTCCTGGTGCTGGCGATCTTGTTCTTAATGCTGCATCTGGATTCTCTGTTGCTATCGCAACTGACACGAAGTACACATCTAATGTAACATTTGAGGGTCAGGTAAATATCAATGGATTCACCACATTCTCTGGTGATGTCTACATGAGTGGTGCTGGATTCACCTACAACGGTGGTCCTCTCCATGTTTATGATGATATTGTTGCCTTCTATGGTTCTCCATCTGATGCTCTGCTGAAAGAGAATATCTCCACTCTGGAAGATCCTCTTGCCAAAGTTATGCAGATCCGTGGTACAGAGTATGACTGGAAAGACGGTCATAAGAGTTTCAAAGGACACGATATTGGAGTTATCGCTCAAGATGTTGAAAAGGTTCTTCCTGAAGCAGTCTCTACCAAACCTGATGGAACTAAGGGTGTCCACTATAACAAACTGATTCCTCTTCTCATTGAGGCAGTCAAAGACCTTTCTAAACAGGTCGATGGTCTAAAGGATAAATAAGTAAAAAGGTGTTCCTCACTAAAAGATAATGCCTACGAATTATAAGACAATCATCAACTTTAGAGATGGTATCCAAGTTGATGCAAATGATCTAATATCGCAGAATGGTCTGGTCGGTATCGGCACGACCATTCCGCGAGAAGAATTAGATATTCGTGGCAATCTGATCGTTGAGAATCAAACAAATCTTAGAGATGTAAATGTAATTGGATACCAAACCCACTATGGCAATATTAATGTTGCTGTAGGATATTCGGTCGGCATCGGTACAACTGTACCTGAGGCAGCGTTCCAAGTTGGTGTAGGCACAACTGGGTTCACTGTTGATTCTGAAGGTAATGTAACTGCCCAAACTTTTACTGGTGATGGATCTGCCCTGACAAATCTTCCCACATCTGTATGGGAAAACCCTAATCCTGGTGCAGGAACAACAATCTATGCGTTCAGACCTGTAGGTGTTGCTGTTACATATCCACAGGCAGACTTTGCTGTTGGTGATCTGATTGAAGTCGATGCCATTAGTGGTATTGGTACATTCCAAGGATTAGATGCTAAGAATCTAACATTATCTGGAAATGCCCAACAGGGTAATCTTTCCATGGTTGGATCTATCAGTGGTGTTCAGACTGTCACTGGTAGTGGTAACGCTCAGTTCTCTGGTGTTGGATCATTTGGTAACCTGAATGTTGCCACTGGTGTAATGATTGGCACCACTGGCGGATTAACAGTTAAGGGTTCGAACAAGTTTATTGATTTCAATGGCAACTTTGCTAATGTAGATAGAAGCACTGGTATCAGATTTATTGAGACATCTGGTAGTGTTAAGTCTGCCATTCTCTATAACGGCAGTGTAACTGGCACTGGTGGAACAGAGGGTGGACAGATTGAGATCTGGGGTGATAACAATACAACATATCTCCCTAGAGTTGTTGTTACCAGAGAAGGAAGTGTAGGTGTAGGAACATCTAGAGCAAGAACAGATTTCGCTCTTGATGTAGTTGGCACTGGTACATTCACTGGAACTGTCGGTGCTTCTGGAGGATTCATTGGTAATGTTATCGGTGACATTACTGGTGTTGCAGGTTTAGCACAAGGATTAACTGGCACACCAGATATTGTTGTAGACCAAATCACATCATCTGGTCTCAACACAGTTTATATCAGAAACACTGGTATCTCTACATTTGGTGGAGAACTTTTTGCAACTAACTTTGTCGGTGTTGGTTCTACAGCATCTGCTCTTGGTAAAGGTCTTGGTGTTATTGGAGACGCTGATGTAGATGGTGATGGTTCATACTCTGGTAACCTTGTAGTTGGTGGAAATCTTTCCATTGGTGGCACATTCGGCGGTTCTCTTGACATCAGTGACGCAACAGCAAATGAGTTAATTGTTACTGGCATTATCTCTGGAACTACTGGTTCTAATGCTATTCTTAGAGATACTACTATTGATGGTCCTATTTCACAAACAGTTACACAAACTGCATCGTTTGGTGCTGTAACTGTTGGTGGAACATGTGTCCTGAATACAACAACATTGCAGTTTGGTAGTGCTGCTGTTCAAGTTGCTGCCGCAGGTACACTGTTCGCTAATCTGAGTGGTGTTGTTACGACTGGTGGAGTTGTTTGCCAAGACATTACTATTCTTGGTAACTTTAACTACACTGGTGGTAGTATTGCAACCTTTGGTTCTATTGAACTTGATGGTGTTACTGGAATTATTTCTTGTGGTGATGTCCAATCCAGTGGAACCATTGAGTGTATCAATCTAATTTCTTCTGGTGGTATCACGACTGTTGCTAACCTCAGTATCACTGATGGCAACAGTACAAATCTTCTTCTGAATAAGATTGGATTTAACACTGACAGCATTGGTGTTGCTGAAGGTATTGCCTTCTATGATAATGCCGAGATCGCAATGATCGGTGAAGCAGGTATCGGCATCGGCACAACAAGTGGTGGAAGATCTTCCGATATTGATTTCTATGTTGGACTAAGAAGAGACCCTGCTGGTGAATTTATTGGCGGTGGTGCATTATTTGAGGGCGGAGTTGGTATTGGTACTAAAGTTGACCTTGTAAATAGCAACCGTGTTGAAGTTTATAAGGATGTTACTTTCTTCGGCAATCACACTGGTATTGGTGGAAGTGATGCTAATAATGGTGAGGGATTAATTAGAGTTGGATTTAATACTGCTGAACCAGAATCTACACTTGATCTTGGAGAAGCGCCAGGTTGTATTATACTTTCTAGACACGATAGCACAGCGGGTAACCCAATCGGAGCAAAAACTGGTGCTCTGTGGTTCAACTATGCTGGCAGTGATGGCAATAGATTAGAATATGTTGATAATACTAACTCAACGGTTGGTATTCAGTCTGTACTTGGTCGCTTGTATGATCCTGCACAATACATCAATGAACTTGGATTTATTGGTGGCGTTGCTGACAATGATTCACAGAGAGCAACTCTAATTTCTGGTAATGTTGATAATGAAATTCAACCTGGATTAACATTCCCTGGTGTTGTTGCTGCTGCTGGATTTGGTACATCTCATATGCTTTATAACAAAGCATACAATAAGCACCAGTATGCAACAACTCAAGGTGCAACTGCAACAGATGCAAGTATCTTTAGATCCTATGTGTCTTCTGCAACTTCGGCACTAAATATTGAATTAGATAGCACTGGAACCAAAGTATTCATTACGATTGCTGGAGTTGGTTCCGCTACCCTGAATCTTGTCTGAGGTTAAGTATAGATGGCTTTTGGAGATTGGAGCGAAAAAACTCAACAACTCCTGACGGGCACACCTGGCACTCGTATCTCTTATGGTGAGATTAGAGCAGCGATTGGTGACACAACAGCACCACTTTCTGCTCGTGAGTTGCACAGGGTTACTGATCTTGATGCACCATATGATTACGCAACAGGCAAATATCCTTCTTCTTCAGGTTCAGCGCACTTACCATATGTTCTCGATGCAACCGAGAATGTGGGTGTGGGAACTACGGGTGCTATATCACCTCAAGACTTGAGAGGTGTCATTAAAGAATATATTATTGAGCAGGCAACTTCAACTCAAGAAGAAAACTTTAATGCTGCTACATTAACGGGTGCTGGTACTCCAGCAGTTGATGCGAGTTGGAATAGTAATCTCAATAAAAATATTACCAAGTATTTGAGACTGAAGGGTAGAATGGTCACCGCTGGTGTTAGTACAGCGGCATTAATTATTGACCAAGCATCTTCTAACCTGAATGTATTTGTAGCAAATACTCCTCCTGGTTATGGAATCTATGCTGCTGGTGGTGCAACTGGTGGACAACCTGGCGGACATGCTATTGACATTGACAATCCTGGAGCACCATTAACTCGTAAAGTATTTGTAGAGTGTGAAGGATCAGACGCTCGCATTTATGCTGGTGGAGGTGGTGGAATTGATGGAATTGATGGTGTAGATGGTGTCAATGGATCTGGTGCTGCTGCTGGTGTAAAAGGATCTAATGGATCTGCTGGATCTACTGGTTCTAATGGTCAACCTGGATCCGCTGGGAGTACGGGTGCTAGTGGAAGTCCTGGTTCTTCTGGACAACAAAGAAGATCATATCAGCAGAGAAGAGGTTATCAACAGAGAAGAGGTGAGAGGAATAGAAGAAACGATAGACGCCCGAATGGTGGTTGGCCCAGACAAAGAAGAGCGGGTTGGCAGAATAGACAAGGTTACCAACAAAGACAGGGACAACAGCAAAGATCTGGAGCACAGTCAAGAACTTGGTGCTCTGGTGGTGCTGGAGGTGCTGGAGGTGCTGGCGGCGGTGGTGGTGCTCGCGGTATAGGTGGATCTGGCGGCGGTGGCGGGACTGGAGGTGCTGGCGGTGCTTCTGGATATAACGGAGTTAAAGGAGTTAAAGGTGTCTTAGGTGTCGCTGCACCCGCTAGAGGTTGGAATTATATTACTGGTAACATTACTGGACAACCTGGCACCCCTGGTACTCCTGGCACTCCTGGTGGTGGTGGCACTCCTGGTCAGGCAGGAACTCCTGGGGGTTCTGGTCAACCTGGCACACCTGGCGCATCTGGTGGCGGTGGTAAAGCAGGTCAACCTGGCGGTGCTGCTGGATGCTCTGCTGGTCAACCTGGACAACCTGGAGGCAGTGGTCAACCTGGAACTCCTGGCACACCTGGAAGCAGAGGCGGCAACGGGCAACCTGGACAACCTGGCACACCTGGCGTCGCTGGTACTCCTGGCACACCTGGCACATCTGGAAGACCTGGAGGTAGCGGTGGTAACTGGGGTCTGCCTGGCGGGTCTGGATCGTTTGTAGGACAGGCAGTTCCTGGTGGTGGCGGTGCTGGTGGTCGTGCCGTTAAGGGTGCTGGTCCTTCCTCTAATAGATATTATGAGGTTATTAATGGACCCAATGAGGGTGGCACAGGAGACATTAAAGTAATTTACTGATTTATATCATGGCAATGTATCAACTTCTCCCTTCCCCTAATTTTGGGGTAGGAGAAACTCTCTTTGAAACTTGGGAGGATGGATTTACTCCTGAAGAATGTGACAATATCATTCGATATGGTGAATCTTTAGGTCCTCAGTCATCAACTGTAGGATCTACGGATGATACATTAACAGTTGTAGAAGATATTAGAAAGTCAAAGACTTCGTGGATTGGACTAGAAGAAGATACGGAGTGGTTGTATGAAAGACTGGGAAGAATACTGAGATGTATGAATGGAATGCATTGGAGATTTGACATCTTTGGATTCCATGAAGACTTGCAATATACTGTATATCATGGTGATAACTCTTGCTATAATTGGCATGTGGACAATATGATGATGACAGACTCTCCACCTAGAAAGTTGAGCATGGCAGTTCAACTAACAGACCCATCGGAATATGATGGTGGAGAACTTCAATTTAACGACGGATCTATATTTTCAGCACCAAAAACGAAAGGATTAGTCACAGTTTTCCCTAGTTATGTCTTGCATCGCGTCACACCCGTGACCCGTGGGACTCGCCGCTCCCTGGTGGTGTGGGCGAACGGTCCTGGGTTCAGATAGGGAACTGTCCACTCTGCCCCACTCTGCCCCCTCTCTGCCCCTATAATAAGAGCATGAAGAACACTCACCTCGAACACCTGGAAGACGAGATCCTCAACAGCGGCACCGCTGGCGGGTTCAATGTTATCAACTTCCTGAGTCAGTTCAGCGATATGTTGTCTGGCAAAGATAGCGACCTGAGCATCACTACAAAGTGGGATGGTGCTCCTGCCATTATTTGTGGCACCGAACCTATCAGCGGTCGTTTCTTTGTTGGCACCAAATCTGTGTTCAATAAGGTCAATCCTAAGATCTGTTTTGATGACACCGATGTAGATCGTTTCTACACTGGTCAACTTGCTAACAAACTGAAGGATTGCTTGGAATATCTTCCACAACTCAACATTTCAGGGATTGTTCAAGGTGACTTACTCTTCACTAAAGAAGATAAGAGAAGCGGCGTTGTCGGTGGAAAGCGAGTTATTTGCTTTACTCCTAATACTATTACTTACGCTGTTGATCGTAATTCCAGAGAAGGTAATTCGGTGCATCTCGCCAAGGTTGGCATCGTATTTCATACGATTTACAAGGGCGATACTCTACAGACTGCACAAGTTGTACCGCAGAAGAAAGCACCTAAGTATTTTTCTACTCAAGATGTTTTTGTTGCCAGTGCGAATTTTACTGATACCTCTGGTGTTGCTCTATTTGATGCAGGTGATGTGTTCCTCTTCAACACACATATCAACAAAGCAAATGGTGCGCTGAAGCAATGTTCTAAGTTCCTTGATGCTATTCAAACTGAGGGACAATCCACCTTCATGATGAATCTGCTGCTCAAGCGTTTCTTTAATCAGCGTATTCGTTCTGGTCGTGGTGTTCTTGACACCAAGAAGATCATCGCTGAGTTTGCTGTATTCTACAGGCAGACTCTTGATGCAGAGAAAGCAAAGAAGAAAACTCTTGCTGCACAGAATAAGTATGATGACATGAAAGTCAACGGTCTCATGTTCATCTCTCGTTATCAGCGCGAGTTGTACTTCCTGATCGCTGCTTATATCTCCATTCGTACTGCTAAGAAGATGGTTATTACTCAACTCAACAAAGTTGGTAGCATCCAAACCTTTATCGGTCGCAATCCTACCTCTCCTGAAGGTTATGTCGTTCACAATGATCGCTCCATGATGAAGTTTGTTGACGATGAGTTTCGTCTTGCTAACATCACGGTTGACAAGACCTGGGATTCCAAGTAGACTATCTTTGTCAAAGATCACCACAAGTATAGCTTTGAGTATGAAATTTGCAGTTGAGTGGAAGCGTCCCAAGAAAGGTTATTCATCCTTTCAGAAAGCAGTCTTTTACAATCAAGAGGATGTTCTCTGGTGGATTGGAGAACTCAAAAAGCAAGGAATTGAAAACTATGATATTTTACCTGTCTTGAACTAAATAACGACGAATAAGAAGATTTTTTAAGACTGATGAGTAGAAAAATTGCTATTATTGGTGCTGGTGCAGATGCAGTGATCACTCTGGTTCAACTCATCAGTCATAGAGATCTTCAGGATAGTGTATATCAAGATGACGAAATTACATGGATACGGGATTGCACTCATCAAGTTCCCAATTTTGGGGTGCAAACAAATCCAATTTGGGTTACTTCTGTTGCTCAAAACACCACAATTAGTGCAATCGACTATTATCAAAGATTTGATGCAGTACAAAAACTTGGCATGAAGTTTGTTGGTCTCGGCAATCGCAGAGACAAGAACTTCTTTACCTTGTTTGATCCTACAGAGATGGGATTGCACTTTGATGAAGGTAAGTTTGTTGACTTTTTCTGGGAGAATGTAACTAAGCAACACTACAAACTTAAACTAGTTGACAAGAGAGTCAAAGAGATTAGATTTGATGATGATTATGCATATCTTGATGGTGAACCATATAATTTTGTTATCGATTGTGTGAAAGGTGCATTGTGGGATAAGAAAGCATATAAGGACGCATACTTTAATCCTACAGACACTAAACTTACAGTCAATCGTAAGTTGCCTGGTGAATGGGATTACACAGTTCATGTAGCATGTGAGCATGGATATTTGACTGGTATTCCCACACAAGATGCACAAACTTGGATCTATTCATATGATAGTGACATCACAACTGAGGAAGAAGCAATAGAAGATTTCAATGCACATTGCGAAGTCAAGAAGCATTGTTCTTACAGAAAGAATGGATCAGATCATAAAGTATCTGAGTATGCTATTCACAAGAATAATAAGTATGCAAGATGTGGTCGCGCATTAGGCATCAACGACGATTTTACTGGTTTCAATAGTTACACTGAGTCTGATATTGCTAATGCTCTCGGAGAGTATTTGTTCTATGATCCTGATAGACAGCAATCTAACTTCCACAGACTTGAAGTAGAAGAGAGATGGGAAGATAGTCAGGTTGATACTGCTACTGTCATGTCATATTACATGCAGTTTGGTTCTAAGTACAAGTCGAAGTTCTGGGAGCAGACTAGAACTAACGCATGTGCTTTCTTAGAGAATCATGAGATACACTCTCTCAATCGTGCTGAAGTATATGAGAAACTGGCACAGATTCCTCGCCACGAGAATATCAGACTTGATTACTTTAGGAGACAAGCAGAGGATGAATATTTCCTGCGTCAGAGAATGTCTCCCAACTCAGATGAACCCTACAAAATGTTAGGAGCATATCAAAGTTTCATTCAAGCAGCATATGGACTGGGCGCACCTTATGCGGATAAGTTTCCTCTCATGTCTCCACTAATTGATCCTCCTGAGAAGTTTGGTGAGATTAGACTAGATCCAATCATGGGTGGACAGTTGAGGAAGCGGCGCAAGAAGTGACCACACCCTAGCGATGTTGCTATAATAAGAGAAACAACGGGACACCCATGAACGCTACAGAGGCAGGACGACTAGCAAAGGCACAGGGTCACGAATATGAGCGTGATTTGCCTGCTTATTTGAATGAATTGTTCGGTGGAGATCATGTAACTGACGGTCGTCCTGCTACTAAGGTTGATGTTTATGACAACGATTCAGGTGTTGCCTATTCTGTCAAGAATGTCAGCAAGAATCACACCCAGGTTGCATTACTCTCTTCCCGTAAGTTCATCGAGTATTTCTGTCTTAAGGGAACTGATTGTGAATCTTTTATTTGGATGTTCTTTGGCATCCCTAACAATCTTGGTATGTCTTTGGTTCATCTACAGCACCCAGATATTGCCCTGAGTGACGCTGAGAAGCGTCAGAATCGCGTCTACGCTGATCATATCCCTCAGCACATTAAAGACGCCTTCCTGGGGTTTATGAACGCCAATAAGATGGCGATCTTTGATGTTATTGTCCGTAAAGGTTTGGATGATGGTTATCCTGTCTCTACGATGATCTGGCGTAATAAGAAGAGCAATAATATCAAGTTCATTCCTATTGCAGATCTTGACAAACTGACTCAAACTGGTGAGTGGAAACTAAATAAGACAACCCTAGAGTTTCGTACTTTCAAAGGTGACAAATTGTTTCACCTTCAGATGAAAGGATCTGGCAAAAAGTATAATTCTGGTTATCATGGAATGATGTTTCACATTTATCAGTAACATGGGCATGTATGACACTGTAAGATCATCATATGATCTAGGTCCTGGATTTAGAAAGGATCTACAGACGAAAGATCTTGAATGTTGTATGTGTGAGTATTGGATTAGTCCTGCTGGTCAACTCTTTGAGGTTGACTACTCGGGCACACACGATTTCGTAGATGTGCCTGAAGAGGAGAAAAATAGTCCATGGAACTTGTTTAGAACTGTTCCTAATGGCACCCATGGTAAGGTTAGACCAATCACACAATTATTCAAGACAGTTGAGATCTATCCAGCAATGTGGGATGCATACTATGCACCATTTCCTCGCTTGATATTATTCTTTGACGGTGGTATAATTCAAAAAGTTAAATCGCTAGAAACCGATGTCAATTCCCTTCTTTGAGAATGAACTCGAAAGAGAGGACTACCTCAATTTGTTTGAGGAGCGTTTTAATCACCACGCTGAGTTAATGGCAATAGTGAAAGGTCGATTCTTTCCTAATACTTCATGGAACGGTCTTTCTGCTAAGCATCTAGAAGTGATTGAAGATATTGCTACTGCAATGTCATACGCTGTTGACTCTGCGTTCAAAGAGAAATATCCTCACCACAAAGATGATGTAGATGAGGTATTCATTCCCCGTCATTCTTTCAAAGAGAGTGTGTTTGATGCATTGAAAGAAGCACTGTCTAAGTGTGAAGAACCATGGTGTCATCCTGAAAGTGGTATCAGCAGCAATTTCAGTCTTGGTGAGAAATAATGTATTCTGTAGAGACCTGGGACGAACAATTTCACTGCACTCGTTATCATGATGTGACTGATGCTATTGATTACGAGGATGCAGAAGATTACATCAAGCACCTTTATCCAAATGAAAGAGTATTAGCGGTGATTCGTTATCTTAACGACGATGAGTATCAACCATGTTAGACCAACAAAACTTCACTGAAAGTGATCTTAGACTGATGTTTCATGCATGTAGGAAGTATCAAAAGACTTTACTCCAAAGTGCAAATGTTGATGAGTATTATCGACTCAATGACATTCTAACTAAACTTCAACCCATTGCTTATCCTGAAGCGTTCAATGAAAGAGTTTGATTATGATCTCCCTTATGAAGATCTTGACTTCACAGATTCAGAAGTGCGCAAACTTTATCGTATTGGAAGGGGAGAGCAAGGAGTGCTATTGGTACGCCCTTACACTAACGATATATGCAAATATTGGAGATTCAAGAATACTGATGTAGCAGAGACTTCCTCTCGTGCTATCTACAATCTCTACTCAATGTACAAAGAGAAGAAAGATTTTATTGGCATGGATATGTGCCGTAAGTTTCTAGAGATGGGATTCACACGCGCTCGTCGTTATGCTAATCACAAATCTGGTCAGAAGTATGCTACCAAACCTCCCTATTATCACACTGGTGATAGAGGAGGAGCACCTATTCTTCCGCAAGAAGCAGATGCTTTGACCAATGAAAAGGCACAGGCAGCGTCTATCTTTAAGACTGTGCGCGATATTGTCGCAACAGACCCAGAATATGTTAAAATGAGGAAAGAATGGAGAGCAGCAGAGTGAACAACGAAGCGCAAATGTGGAAAGATCGCTATTTTGCACTCAAAGAGTGGGTAGAGATCAACATGAATAAGGAATTTGAGCATCCTTGGTGGACAGAATCGACCAAGAATATGTCAGAAGAGGATAAACAACGCGCATATAATATGCGAGAGGTTGAATACTACAACAAAAGGGCACTGCTTGACGCTGTGACAGCGCATAAACCGTCCACCAGACGCGCTGGGAAGGACATGGACCTGATATGATTACATCATCGACAAAAACACATGCCTTTTACTCTCCGACCCCACCAATCTCGCGCCCTTGATGCACTCAAGGATGCGCAGAAAGGTTGTGTCTATGTTCCTACTGGTGGTGGCAAGACTGTCATCATGATGGAAGATTGTGTGCGTCGTCTTGATAATGCAGAAAGCGCACAAACTATTGTTGTTGTTGCACCTCGCATCCTTCTTGCTAATCAACTGTGCTCCGAGTTCATGGAGTATCTCGATGGCAATCCAAACTATGAGTATGGCAACAACTTCATGGTGATGCATGTTCACAGCGGTGAGACTGTGCATTTCAAGTCTACCAAACCTGCTGAGATTCAGCGTCATAATGCTATTTGTCAGCATGTCAATGTGCATCAACTGATCTTCACTACCTATCACAGTCTCAGTCGCATTGTTGATAGCAGTATCGCTGTCAATGTGATGTATTGTGATGAGGCACACAATGCAACTCAGAAAGCACACTTTGTTGGTGTTGCTGCTACTTCCATGAGTGCAGATAACAGTTTCTTCTTTACTGCTACTCCCAAGTTCTCTCGCAATCCTTATGCCAATGGCATGAACAATCGTCTTGTCTTCGGTGATACTCTGGAGACTGTTCCTGCACCCGAACTTGTTGCCAATGGCAGCATCATTCCTCCACAACTTGTTGTGCATGAGACTGAACTTGTGCGTAACAAGCATAATGCTGCTGATGTAGATCGTGAGATGGTGCTCAACATCATCGACGATCTTAGTGAGGAACAATCTGCTAAAGTTCTGGTTGCTGCTCCTAATACTCGTGTGCTGTGGCAAATGCTCTCTCGTACCGATATTCTTGACACTCTCAACGATATGGGTTACGACATTCTTCATATCACCAGCAAGCACGGTGCCTATGTCAACCGTGAGAAAGTTGGTCGTGAGAAGTTCTTCGAAACTCTCAACGAATGGGGTCGTGATGATGACAAAAAGTTCATCGTCTTTCACTACTCTATTCTCTCTGAGGGCATCAATGTGCCTGGTCTGACGCATACTATTCTACTGCGTAATCTGCCTGTGATTGAGATGGCACAAACTATTGGGCGTGTTATTCGCCTACATAAAGATGATGCAAAAGATATTGCGGAGGGCAAACTTGTCCCTGGTCAGTATCAAATGTACCGTAAATCTCACGGTGTTGTAACTGTTCCTCTTTGTGGCAAAGCATCACTAGCGACGCGCAATCGTCTCCAGAAAGTTATTGACCTCATCTTTGTTGATGGTCTCCCCGCACACTCGTTCGCATAACAAATGAAGTACAAGCACACTGTTTCCTATAGAGAGAATGGCACTGGACCTGTTCTCGAACAAGAGGTAATCGCTGAGTCCAGAAATATGGCAGAGGCACAATTTCTTAATGCCTTTCCTACTGCCAGAATTGAGAAAATCCTTACCACTGTTCCCGCTGCTTAATTATGTTCGGTTTCAACAACTCTCGCTATGCTGATGTAACTTTCTACAGCACCAATACTGGTATGCAAACTGTAAGAGTTCCTGCTCAAAGTCGTCAAGGTGCTGAGCAAATCATCAAAGAGCAATATGGTAATGTGCAAGTGATGCGGATTAACATGAATGTCTAATTATCAAGACTTTTATTGTATCAACTCTTGCATCTTAGATGCAGATAATCCGTATGAGGGTTATGTAAGCAAGGATGGCAGATTTGCTGCCATTCGTGTCATTCAAAGTAAAAAGTTCATGGTCATTGTTGATGGCAAACAGGATAAACTCTGTAGAGACTATCACAGTGCCATGAACTATATTTCTAAACTAGAGAAGTCTAGTAAGAAGTCTAAGAGTAAAGCAGCAATCAAACTTGATTGATTGTTTTACACTTTCACTTTTTTCGTGATCGGGGGCGTCGGGGGTGACCTGATGCCCCTTTCGAGTAGAATTGCAGAAAAATCAGGTTTTCGGGCACGGTGCTGCAAGGGATCTCAGCGAGTCTAGACTGAGATCGGCACCGATACCAAGGTAACAGGCAAACTGAGGCACTGTGACAGTCGTATGAACTGTCCACCATATCCCCCAAGGGCATGGGCAGGCGGTTATACTGACTTCAGTTCAAATAAACCACATGCTTACCGCTGACCGAGTTACATTCTACACTGATGCTCTGATCGAGCAACTTAATGACTCTTGGAAAGTTAATGCCATCGAATCTGGTCATTCTTTCTACCACTTTCTGACTCGTGAAGATGGCAGAAAGTACATCAAACTGGTTGACAATCACTCTGCTGGTGGTGGTCGTAGCGTCTACATGTTCATTGATAAGAACACTGGCGCAGTTTATAAGTCTGCCTCTTGGAAATCACCTGCAAAAGGTATTCGTTTCTGGATCGATCAACTTGTTCAGTCTCCTGACATTTGTGATCCTTACGGTTCGTTCCTCTATGTTGCTTGATTATGAAAACCAAAATTGACAAAGATCTACGAAAACTCATGAAATCGTATGAGTTTGTGTTACATAGGATTGGCAGTCATTATACATGGCATGGACCAAATGGTGCTGTGGTCGTTACATCTAAGACGCCAGGAAAAGCACGATGGTTAAAAGAAATTGAAAAGGACATCAAGAGGCAAATTGCATGAAATATAGCGTCGATGTAGTTTTGCGGGTTATTGGTAGTGCCCTTGTGATACTATCTTACTTCGTGATTCTACACATTAGCACATCATTAGGTGCTATAATGATGTTTATCGCTGACGCTATTTCTGTACCCTATTTCATTAGAACTAAATCCTGGGATGTTGTTCTAATGTTGTCGTTTCTTCTGTGTATTTCACTCAGCAAAGTTTTATGATGTATGATCATCCTCCTGCTCCTATTGTTGTCTGCGCTGACTGCAATGACAATGAAAAAGCAACACTCAGGTTCCTACAAAAGCGTGGAATTAAGAGTGTTAATGCCCTCGCAACTGTGATGGGCAATATCAAGCAGGAGAGCGGATTCCACACTAATATTTGTGAGGGAGGCGCTCGTGTTCCTTACAATCGTTGTCACTCTGGTGGTTTCGGTTTGATTCAATGGACGACTGATAATCGTTACTATGGATTAGGCAGGTTCTGTCGTAAGTACAACTGCAATCCTAACAGTCTCGATGGACAACTTCGTTACATGGTTAATGAAGTTCATTGGCAAAGACTTGAACCGAAACTAAAACAATCTGGCGGATCTATCCAGTATTACATGAAACAATCATGGTACTGGTTAGGGTGGGGAATCCATGGCAATCGTACCCGCTATGCATACAATTATGCAAATCGCCTCAAGACAAGTGTGCCAGTCGCCAAGGTGTCCACCATTCTCCCCATGACCCCTCCTCCTGCCGTATATTAGAAGAGTCAAAGGGATTCACCTCATGCAACTTACTTCACAAGGTCAGCACCGCGCAATGGTTGTTGAGTTTCGTCCTCACAACATTCTCACCGATAAGTTTGTTTATACTCTCAAGTTTATGGGAGATGAGCAAACCAAGTCGATGCGTTTGATGAGCAAAAAAGAGATGATCGAGACTGTTAATGCTCGTCTTGATCTTAACTATCAGGTGACTGATTTTCTCACCGAACCCCAACAATATTTCCCTTGTGCTTGCTGATTAAATACTATCGTAGTTCATTCTTTTTAACTATCAATGACAACCTCAACTTTCAATACTATTGAAGTCACCAAATCTCAGGCAGATTTGATGCTCTGGTGTATTGAGCAAATGTTTATCGATCTCAGTGCTGCTGAAGAGGAAGATCTTCGCCCTATTATGGATAAATTGTTGGAAATTACCAAATGATTACTTCTGCAACTGAACAAGATTACGAAGACTTTTGGAGTGATTCTGTGCCTGAAACTGCAACAACTAATTATCGTCAATTTCTGAAAGATCGTCTCTCTGATATTATTTCAGAATATATCGCTGATGATGCTCTCACCCCTCAAATGTTCTTTGATGATGTAGTTGACGAATTGAGGGGTTGGGTTGATTATCATGAGAAAGGTTTGACTAAATCTGCTGATATTTACTGTCGGGTTCAAGGATTTGTTAAACCTGAGAATGTACAATGTGACCCAAACACTGTAGCATGTCAAGATCATTTGACTGAAGAATAATCATGACTTACAAAGCAACCCTGAAAGTTCAGTTTGATACCGAATGGACTACCACTTATGGTGGTTCAGGTATCTACGATGATGAAACTCCCCCAGAGGAACATTATACCTTTGAGATTCCATGTGAGGATCTTAACTGTGTTCAACTCTTCCGTTTCTTTGGAACGATTGCTCGCACGATGGGATATAATGACATTGCCATCATGAAAGGTGCTTGTTCTTTGGCATTTAATGATATGCGATCCCAGGAGGATATGCGTAAGGTTGCCGAAGAATATGATATGACTATGAATGAAGACCTCCGTAGTAAGTTTGAAGAGTGGAAAGACCTTGAAAAAGATATTGCCACTGCTAAACAATTTATGGAGTTGAACAATGACTGACGAACAAATTGAAATGCTCCGCCGTCTCATTCAAGATGAGATTGAAGTTGCTGGAGTTGATGGTATGGAACACGGTGTCTGGGGATGGATGGATAGTCAATTAGACAAACGCTGGAAACAATTTCAGGAGAGTTTTAATGACTGACTTTACCTACCCCACTGGTGATGAATATGAACAGGTTTTGTTTGATCTCCTTTACGATTGGTGGGATGTAATCTTTGACATCAATCCAGCACCAGTAGATCGTAATGGTGAGTATATTGATAAGAATGCCACTATCATTGACCTTGTAAAATCTATCAGTGAGATAAATGCCCTAAAAGAATGGTCAGAAGACGCACAAAAGTATTATGACTGACTACAACCTCCCAGAAAAAGATGATGCTCCATGGTTGGACACTACCTATGATGGATTCATGACTGATGCTGAACTTGGTTTCAATGCTTGGTTTAATGATGATACCT